TATCCATTAGGTTTAGGTCCTGCAATATAATCACGTTCCTTCATAACAATTAAGTCTGTTTGACTTTTTAAAATCTCAACAAGATTATATATATCATTGACAAAATAGCAAATAACTCTTGCACCTGCAATATCCATAAGAAAATTTTTAGCATTAGTCAGTGACGGTTTCTTTTCTTTTTTTATCAATTTATCTTCAATGCTTTTTTTCGATTTAATCCTACTCTGGATATTATGAATTGGAACAAGATGCGTAGCTGATGATTCATATAAAGTATGATTTAATGTATCTAGACGGCTCAAAATCATCTGCATAGCATCTTCATAAGGTTTAATTAAATTATAATATTCTTTTTCGTTCATTGTAACAACATTCCTCCTCGTATCTTTTATCATTTTATTGGAGAAATGTGTTCAATGTATGATAGACTAATGACAGTTTTTTTACAGTATTCTTACATGATATAGATTTTCATAAAAGTTCAACAAATATTCCTACTTCTTGTTCATTAAGCTTCGGTAGCTGCTTAGCAAAATTATAAAGCAAACCCATTTCTGTTTTTATCGGAAATTTACAATTATAATTACATTTCGCATTTTCTTCAATTGATTGTAACTGACATGATGCGTTTAACACAATATGTCCTGATATATCTTTTATAAATGATTCTATGATAATTTTAGGGCAGCTATCCGAATCTTCTTCCCCCTATGGATGTTCTCTCGTTTCCGCATATTCATCTAGTATATATCGTGCATAATTTGTTGCCTGCCTCTCTTGTCCAATCGGTGTCAGTTTTAATGCATTAATCCACTGAAAAAAATATTCTCTTCGCAAAAAGACGGCAAATTCTTTGCATGCTCTGCGAACTTCGCTGTCAATATCTTTATCAAATCGTAACCGGAGCCCTGTCCGATGCCCTTCTCTGGTCAAATCAATATTTTTCTCCCAGTCATCTATGGTCCATATATGCCACATTATAGCCACCTCATTATTTCTTCTGCCTGATCTTTCACTGCATTTGCT